GAAGAACTTGAACAACTTGTAGGTGAATATGTTTTCAATGTTGTAAAAGGCACAAAACAATTCTCTGTTACTGAACCACTTGAAGTGATGGAAATCGGTACAGGTTTTATGATGGTGAAGCGTGAAGTGTTTGAGAGAATGGAGAAAGAATATCCAACAATCAAATACAAACCAGACCATATCGGTCAGGCCAATTTCGATGGTACACGATACATCCATGCTTACTTTGATACAGTAATCGACACCAAAGATTCTATCACTGGAGGCGGTTCTGAGAGATATCTGAGTGAAGATTATATGTTCTGTCAGATGTGGCGTAAACTTGGCGGAAGTATCTTCTTGTGTCCTTGGATGAAAACACAACATGTGGGAACATATGCCTTTACTGGTAACATGCCTGCTGTTGCACAGTTTACAGGGAAGTTATAATGAAAGCCGATGTTGTTAAAGTCTCGCAAACTGCAACAACAGGCGGCCGCAAATTTGATGGTGGTAAACTACAATATGGTTTACTACCACCACTTGCTTTAAAGGCCACAGTTGATGTATTAACTTTTGGTGCAGAGAAATACGAACCAGACAATTGGAAACATGTGCCTGATTCTAAACGCCGTTATTTTGATGCATTACAAAGGCACTTATGGGCATGGAAAGAGGGTGAAGCAGATGACCCCGAATCTGGCAAACATCACTTAGCACATGCACTTTGTTGCCTCATGTTTCTATATGAGCATGATACAATGTATTCTGTGAATGACAAATCTTAATTATGAGGTAAAATATGAAATTATCAAATGACACACTATCCGTTTTGAAAAACTTTGGTTCTATTAACCAAGGCATTTTCTTCAAACAAGGCAAGACACTTAAAACTGTTTCGTCACATAAAAACATTCTCGCTGAAGTATCAATCAAGGAAGAAATTCCTGCTGACTTTGGTGTTTATGATTTAAATAACTTCCTTTCTGTTGTATCATTACACAAAGATGACCCATCGTTTGAATTCGATGAGAAACATGTTGTGATTGTTGGCAACAAAGGTCGTTCTAAAATCAAGTATCGTTTTTGTGAACCAACTATGATTGTTACTCCTCCTGAGAAACAATTTGTTATGCCAGAAGCAGAGATTAACTTCTCTTTAACTTCAGAGGATTTTGATTGGATTCTCCGTGCCGCTTCTGTTCTTTCTTCTCCACATATTGCAATCGAATCTGATGGTAAGAAAGTTAGTATCGTTACACTAGATTTGCAGAATGATTCTGCTCATACTGATGCACTTGAAATTTCAGAAGGCAATGGCAACAAGTTCAAAATGATTTTCAAAACTGAAAACATTAGTAAAGTTATGCCTGGTTCATATGAAGTTTCTATTTCATCTAAAGGTGTATCGCATTTTGAAAACAAAAATGTTCCACTCCAGTATTATATTTCTACTGAAGCCGGTTCTAAATTTGAAAAGGCGTAATCATGTCTCTTAAACTGTTTACAAATTCAGCAGAAGGTTTTGAAAAGACTTCTATTGCAATCAACCCAGCATTCATTGTTTCTGTCTTAGAAAGAAAAGTTACAGTTGCGGGTGGAGAAGGAAATAGAGAAGAAAAGACTACAATTCTTTTCGGTGGTGATAAAGGTACATGGACAGTTGAAGAAGATTTTTTGACTGCTGTTGCTCGCCTTAATGAGCGTGACTGATTTTTTATTATGATGTATTATGTGAAGGACTTATATTATGGAACATCTTTTGTGGACCGAGAAGTATCGTCCTCAAGCAATCGAAGATTGTATTTTACCAGAACGCCTGAAACTTCCATTTCAGGAGTATGTGAATCAGAAACAGATTCCTAATTTACTCCTAAGTGGTGGTGCAGGCGTAGGTAAAACCACAGTAGCAAAAGCTATGTGTCACGAAATTGGATGTGACTACATGGTTATTAACGGTTCTGATGAATCTGGTATCGATGTATTCAGAACCAAAATCAAAAACTATGCTTCATCTATGTCATTGTCTGGTGGTCGTAAGGTCATCATTATTGACGAAGCAGATTATCTAAATCCAAACTCGACACAACCTGCGCTTCGTAATGCAATCGAAGAATTTGCAGGCAACTGTTCGTTCATCTTTACATGTAACTACAAGAACCGAATCATCGAACCACTCCACTCACGGTGTGCAGTTATTGATTTTGGTTTGAAGAATGGTGAGAAGGCCAAGATGGCATCTGCATTTTTCAAACGAATTCAATCAATTTTGCAAAGTGAAAAAGTTGAGTATGATGACAAGGTTATTGCAGAACTTGTTAAGAAACATTTCCCAGACTTTCGCCGTGTTCTAAATGAGTTGCAACGATACTCACAGTTTGGTAAGATTGACACAGGTATTCTTTCACAGATTTCTGATGTTTCAATTACCGAAATTGTAAAGTTCATTTCATCTAAAGATTTTGGTTCAATTAGAAAATGGGTTGCATCAAATGAAATTGATAGTAACACTCTTTTCCGTAAGTTGTATGATGCGATGTATGATACAATGAAACCACAATCTATTCCACAGGCAGTTTTAATTCTTGCTGACTATCAGTATAAAGCTGCGTTTGTTGCAGACCAAGAGATTAATACTGTGGCATGTTTGACAGAACTAATGGTGAACTGTGAGTTTGTATGAACACAACTCTAGTTGGCGGTGAATTATTAGGATGGTTTAAGTTCGATGATGTTTACAGATTCTCAAACAATATAGAATCTGCGGTTTATGCTTTTGGTGTTTTTTCTAAAGTTCCCTCCAAAACTGAATTACCTATTAATTTAAAAGAAGTTTATTATATTGGCCAAACTGGAGGTCAAGAAAAAACTTTTGACAAAAAAGATAGAGATACAGGTCGTGGGTATCTGATAACACCTTTTCATAAACGAATGAAAGACCATGCATCAAAAGATAAAGTTAAATTGATTAGAGAGACTATGAATGTTTCCGATGTTTTATGTGTTTGTATTATAACACCTAAAAAATATATGGACACAACAACATTAAAACAATGGTTGCTCGCTTCAGAGAGTGAATTGATTAGTTGTTATGGTTTGTTATTTGGAAATGCTCCACTATACAATTTCGCACATCAATCGAATAGAACTTCAATTAAAGAAGATTCGTATTCTCAGAAAAAAGTTAGACAATTAAAACAAACTAGTTTGGATAATTTTTATGAATCACATTTTTAATGGACTATTTGAATGGATAAAAGATGATTGGAACTCTAATCGTTATCGTTTTGTTGTTGAATTGTTTGCTTGGTTTATTAGCATTGGTTGTAGCATTACAATGGCTCTCACGGTACCGAATCCTCCGTTACTTGCTTTATATCCTGTGTGGATCCTTGGTTGTGCTCTTTATGCTTGGGCTGCTTTTACTAGGAAATCTTTTGGCCTCCTTGCTAACTATCTTCTACTCACTACAATCGATACCTTTGGTTTAATAAGGATGCTTGCATGAGTGATGTTAGTCAAATCATTTCTTTGATTGTTGAAGCACAAAACATTGCAAAGACAAATGGTTACAATAATATATTGCAACCAGGTTTCATTAAAGAGATGATTGTGGCAGACATACTTGGCCATCAGGTACACAGAACTAAACATGAACCTGATGCTTATGACAAGGTTGACCCCAACATCAAGTATGAATACCTCAGTTGTTTTGAAAATGGTTCTTTTCAGTTTGACCGAATGTTCAAAAGTCCGGTTGAAAAGAGAAATAAGTCTTTACAAAGAATCACCAGAAATAGTAAAATATACTGTGCAATTTTTGAAAAAGAGTCGCCACTCAATGTGTTGGAAATCTATGAATTGGAAACAGATATTGTTTTAAAAGAAACAGAAAGACAGTTAGATTCTAGTTCAAATGATATATCGCATGTTGGTTTTGGCATTAAGTGGGTAACTAATAACGGTAAGAAGGTGTATTGATGAGCAATCCTTTTGATTATGTTAATGCGATATTACAAAATAAGAAACAAATAATTACTGACGATATCACGGAGAAAGACTATCTACCTTTCATCGTGAATCGAAGTCTTTCCTATCATAAAGACTGTATCATGTATGCCAATGAGATGAATCGTAGGCACTTCTTGGAAAAGAAGTTGCAAAATGACTTTTTACTAAATACCGTGCGGTCACAAAAAAGACCGTTTGCGAAGTGGGTTAAATCTGAGAAAAGTGACGATTTAGAATGTATTAAGACTATCTATGGTTTCTCCGACTCAAAGGCTCGTGAAGCTCTGCGCCTCCTTAGCAATGAACAAATCCAACAACTAAAAGAAAAAACCCAATTGGGTGGATTAAATAAGAGGTAATGATGGTAGACTTGACTAAATTTGTAGAGGTCAGCCTGCAAGAGCAGGATGATTTTCTGAAGGTAAGAGAGACACTTACCCGTATTGGTGTTTCTTCTCGTAAAGAAAAAGTTCTTTATCAGTCATGCCACATTCTACACAAACAAGGCCGATACTATATCGTGCATTTCAAAGAATTATTTGCATTAGATGGCAAACCATCTAATCTTACAGAAAACGATATCCAAAGACGAAATGCTATTGCTAAGTTATTGGAAGAATGGGGATTGATAAAGATACTAAACCCTACATTGTTGACAGATAATATTGCACCACTTCATCAAATTAAGATTATTGCATTTAAAGAAAAAGATGAATGGCAACTTATCACAAAATACAATATAGGTAAAAAAACAATTGATTATTGATAACTGATATAAATAATGAAGGCGATGCCGAAAGGGTCGCCAATTTTGTAACTCGCTTAAAAGGAGAACTTTATGACACGAATTTCATTCGTTCCACTATACCAATCTACATTGGGATTTGACAAGTTTTTTGACGATGTTGAAAAACTATTGACCATGGATATTCAAAAATCAACTTTCCCTCCACATAACATCCTAAAACTGGATGATACACGATACATCGTAGAACTTGCTATTGCAGGATTTTCTAAAGATGAAATCGATATTTCAGTTAATGCAGGAGTGTTGACTGTGAAAGGTGAAAAGGAAGATAAAGAAAGTGATGTTCAATATCTACACAAAGGTATTGGCACTAGGTCTTTCACTAAAACAATTACCGTAGCTGACACAATCGAAGTGAAGGGTGCAGAATTCAAAGATGGTATTCTGCGTATTGGTTTGGAGAATATTATTCCTGAACACAAGAAACCTCGCAAGATTGAAATTGGTAATGATTTGAAGGATTTCAAACTTCAACTGTTGCAAGAAAAGCAGGTAGCGTAACTTGGTGGGGCATTTTGCCCCACTTTTTAAAATGGAGATATTATGATAAAGCGTGATAAGAATTTCAAATTGACCAAACAGACCAAACGGTTTATGGCCACCATAGTCGACCCAATCAGGCGTAATGAATACAAAAACGCAATGATTGATGCACAGATTATAGGATCGGTTCAATTCAAATCAAACAAAAACAAAAAAGAACAAAAAGAATCTGCTGAGGCATGATGAAGCAGAAATTTGTTGATGCACACATGGCTGCAGCCGAGGTTTACTCTCAGCTGTCATCTGCAAAACGATTACAAGTAGGTTGTGTTGTTGTTAAAGACAATACGATTATTGGTATTGGTTACAATGGAATGCCTTCTGGTTGGGATAATAACTGCGAAGAAGAAATCATATTAGAAGAAGATGAAAAGTTTATAAAAGTTTTAAAAACTAAACCAGAAGTTCTTCATGCTGAAACTAATGCACTTGCCAAAATTGCAAAGTCAACAAACTCAAGTGATGGTGCAGCTATGTTTATCACACATGCACCTTGTATTGATTGTGCTAAATTAGTTTATCAATCAGGAATTAATTCTGTATATTATCGCAACAGTTATAAGAACACAGAAGGTTTAGATTTCTTAAAGAAGTGTAATATAAAGATTGAGCAAGTATGAATTATACCGCAAAAGTTGTAGAAATTTGTGAGAATGGTGATGCTATTGTAGAGTTACCACCAGAACTAATTGAAGAATTAGGATGGCAAATAGGTGATAAACTGAATATGGACTTGGTTGCAGGTGCAGTTATTATTGAAAATCTCGATAACAATAATAGAAAAAAGTCATTAAGCAAAAATAAAGAATAGTTGATATTTAACTATAACAAATTCATGATTTTCTCTATTGAAAAAAGTTCTCTTTTGATATAATATAGTATTGTGGAAATATCTCCACACTTCTATAAAGGAAAATACTATGAACTGGACTACACCTATCGCAACTGATATGCGTTTTGGTTTCGAAATTACAATGTATGTAATGAATAGATAAATAAAAGTAACACGGCTGAGGCCTCTGCCAAGGTACGCCTCAGTTTTTTATAATGGAGATAAACTATGTTAGTATTGCCCGATGATATGATAGGAAGACCAGTCGGTTTTACCTGTTCAACTTTTGACCTCTTACATGCAGGTCATATTCTAATGCTCGCAGAAGCAAAAACAATCTGTGACTATTTAATTGTTGGTGTTCAAAGTGACCCAACCATTGATAGACCAGGTACCAAAAACAAACCCGTTCAATCCGTTGTCGAAAGATATGTTCAATTATCTGCCGTTAAATTCATTGACCAGATTGTTGTTTATGATACTGAAAAAGACCTTGAAGATTTATTGATGTTCTTACCTATTAGTGTTCGCATTATTGGTGAGGAATATAAAGATAAAGAATTTACAGGTAAACAAATTTGTGAAGAGCGTGGTATCAAAATTTGGTACAACTCCCGCAATCATCGGTTTAGTTCTTCCGAATTAAGAAATAGAACCTATCAGTCTGAATTGTCTAAGAAGGTTTAATATGACTAAAGTATTCCGTGATGTGCAGGTGTTTATGTCCGCCGCAGGACAAAAAATTAATCAAAATACTCCAGAACAAGCAGTTCTTTATCGTAAACTAATTGATGAAGAATACCAAGAATTTTGCGAAGCACGAATCAACGAAGATGATGTTGAAACCATTGATGCATGTTTTGATATGATTTGGGTTATTGTAGGTTACATGGTGTCCCGAGGATGGAATTGTGACCAACTATGGGATGAAGGTGCGTTGAGTAACCTAAAGAAGATTGATAAGGCAACAGGTAAAGTTATCAAAAGAGAGGACGGCAAAGTTCTCAAACCCGAAGGTTGGAAACCACCAGACTTCAGCAAGTTTACCTAAAAAGTATTGCACTCTACTACATTATCGTGTATAATTTCGTTATAAACATTTTTTGAGGATAAAATATGAACACCCGTGAAATCGCAAAAAGAATCGCCATCGAACACAAACTGCCTAGAGCAGAAAGGTACGATTTGTATTTGCGTGAAATCGACAACAATGTTGAAGTGATTGGTTGGATGCAAGATCCAACCGCAGACATTCGTGACTATCGTGGTCGTGAAATGCTCTTCCCCAAGCGTTGGGTGACGATTGGTGTATTACCTGCGGAGACTAGGGTAAATGTATAGAGTGTGTTACTATATGAATGCTTCATCAACCGTAGCCTTCAAGGAGTATGAAACTCTAGGTGAAGCCGTAGATTTTTCAATTAAACAACCGATAAATTCGGTAATAGAGATTAAACAATATGACAATAAAGCTCGTGACATTCAAAACGAATCATACGATTCTCGCAGAAGTGGACTGTACCAAAAATGATGAATTGGTTCTGCCT